CGTGTCCGTGTCTGTGTCTGTCGTGCGCTCAAGCTCACGGATTAAGTCTTCAAAGGTAGGTGGGTCAGCGTCAATAGTAAAGGTCCCGTCAGGAACGCTCTCGGCCTCACCCTCGGGTCGCGGCCCAACAAAAGGCGGTGGAGTTGCTGCAAATGGGTCATCAACTGTGCCGGGGTCAGTGACTGTGCCTGTGCCGTCCGTGACTATGCCTGTGTCCAAGCCCGAGCCGGTGTCGGTGGCGGAGCCCGTGTCCGTGTCCGTGTCCGTGACTGTTGTGCGCTCAGCTTCTGCCACGCGCTCAGCTTCCGCCACGCGCTCAGCTTCCGCCACGCGCTCAGCTTCTGCTACACGTAAACGCTCAGCTTCCGCCACGCGCTCAGCTTCCGCCACGCGCTCAGCTTCTGCTACACGTAAACGCTCAGCTTCCGCCACGCGCTCAGCTTCTGCTACGCGCTCAGCTTCTGCTACACGTAAACGCTCAGCTTCTGCAGCCTGCGCATCAGCCTCCTCTTGCGCAAGTCGTCGGAGTTCCTCGGCTTGAGCTTGGGCCCGCGCATCCTGCGCAGCTTCCGCATCGGCAGCCAATTGCGCTTGACGGTCAGCTTCCGAGAGAACTGCTACGCGCTCCACTTCTGCTACGCGCTCAGCTTCCGCCACGCGCTCAGCTTCTGCTACGCGCTCAGCTTCCGCCACGCGCTCAGCTTCCGCCACGCGCTCAGCTTCTGCTACGCGCTCAGCTTCTGCTACGCGCTCAGCTTCCGCCACGCGCTCAGCTTCCGCCACGCGCTCAGCTTCTGTTACGCGCTCAAGCTCCCGAAGTAAATCCTCAAAGGTTGGCGGTGCGGCGTCAATGGTAAAGGTTCCGTCAGGCACAACCTCGGCCTCGCCCTCGGTTCGGGGCCCAACAAAAGGAGGTGGAGTTACCGTAAATGGGTCTTCAGGCAATGGCTGAAGCTCCCGGAGTAAGTCTTCAAAGGTAGACCCCTGCCCGGAACCCTCAGGCATAGGTCCAACAAACGGAGCCTCGGTTACCGCAAACGGGTCGACAAACTCTGGAGGGGTAACAACAGACGGGATGGTGTTTGTAAGCGTCGGTGATCCACTCAGAATATCGTCAAGAGTGGGGGTTCTTAGCTGATCAAAAGGGTTGTCAGCGGGGCCTTGGGCCGAGCCAGCGGATTGTTCGAGCGGCCTTGGCCCAACAAACGGAGCCTCGGTTACCGCAAATGGATCGACAAACTCTGGAACTCCAGCCGTGCGCTCAAGTTCCGCAAGTAAGTCTTCAAAGGTAGACCCCTGCCCGGAACCCTCAGGCATAGGTCCAACAAAGGGCTGATCAGCAGTATCTTCCGCACGATCCCACGGGCTGGCAGGCGGGTTGCTTGCGCTAACCGACTCCATTGAATCCCCGGACATGCCGCCATACTCGTAGGATACTGCGCCAGTTTCAGCGTCTTTAATTACCTCGTATTTGAAAACCTGAGTTGGGTCATTGGGATTGACGCGCTCAACTTGATACCTTGGCTCACCATCTGCTCCAAATTCAAGACCAACCACTTTTTCGTTGGCAGACGTTTTTACCCAGTCTGGCGCAGTATTGGCAGCGGCTGTTTCTGAGGTAACATTTTTTAATGAGTCCAGCGTGCTTTCTGTTTTCTCATCAGTTTCAGTTGGGCGGTACGTGCCAGTGCTGCCATCGGAGCCAACATAGTTTGGGTCGTATGTAAAACCTTGAAACTCACCTTGGTAGTTGCTCCCCGCCAGTTGAGTTCCTGACGGCAAATTAACTTTGTCATCTTCTAATCCAGCATCAGTCAACTGCTGCACTACGTCGCCCTGTGGGGTAGTTTCATCCACAACACGGTTTGAAATACCCGGAGTACCCGCATATTCTTCGGGAGTAATCTTGGGGCCGTAGGCTAACTTGGCCGCTTGCTGCGTAGCGTAATCAGTCCAACCAGCGTCCTTTGCTGACTTGTTGTCTTTTTCTGTTTTGATCTGCGCGTTCGCAGCAGAGATTGCCGAGTTAATCAAAACTTGATCAAGAGGCTTACCAGAAATAATACTGGTCATTGCGGTCTTTGCTGCCGCCTGCTCTGCCTTTGAGAGATCGTCAAAACCATCTATGCCTTTTGCCATGAAGTCCACAGCACCCGACACACCGCCGGAGACGGCCCCGGACAGTAGCGCATCCGAGATATCTTGCCCAGTCAGTATTGCTTTTGTTGCCGATGTAGCAGCGGTTTGAAATGATCTAGTTAAAACGCCAGATGAATCAATCCCGTTTAGGTACGAAGCGCCATCTTTCATAAAATCTGCGCCCGGAATATTTGAGACCGCCATACTGATGGCGGCACTCTTAATCGCGTCTCCTAAATCCCCCCCGCTTAAGATTTGAATTGCCATTTGAGCGGCAATCTGCTGCGGAATGGACAGCCCTCCGGTGGCAACCGCTATGGCGATCTGACCAACAGGGCCAAGGTCTTGCATGAGGTTGGCTAAGTCGTTGCTCGACGCATAACTTGTATAGAAGATGGGCATGCCATCCGGCGTGAACTGCACGCGGTAGCCCGTGTTTCCTTTGCCCGCAAACGTGCCGCCCCAAGCGTTACCTGTTTGACGCTCGCTGTATGTGTTGGGTACGGCCTGATTTGTAAGTTTGTTGCCGTAAATAGATTGGCCGGTTGCCGCAATTGGGACGCCATTATCAAACTCAACTTTTGCTGGATCAACTGGAGTGAATTGCCCACCATCCATGTAGCCGTACTGCGTTTGAACATTTTCTTTGCCGCCGGGAACTGGCACCTCTGCTCCAGCCCTTCTATTGCTGGGGCCTAACGTATAAGCCCAAGTTCCATCTTGCGTCTGATACGCGGGGCGACCACTGTATGAGTGGTAAGTATCTAGCTGTTCATATTGCGGGATTTGACCAAACTGACGGATATCGGTGATACCAATACTTGTCAAAATACGCGCCATATCCTCCGCGTTGGCTTGCGCGGAGCCATGCCCCTGACCAGACCATTTAGAGGTAATTCCTTGCCCTAAAATTTGCTGAACAATCCGGTCTTTGTCGGCTTGTGTGGTTTTTTTGCTTGAGTCGTAGTTAGATGTTTTTGTACGGAGTATTTTTTCCCGGGGAAGAGGGGCATCCCCTGTACCGCTGGTACCTCCGGGCGATCCATCGGCAGAGGCTCCATCGGCGGCAGTTGAGCTGTCTCCTGTGCCGCCATCCCCGCTATTGCCATCTCCGCCAGCAGCGTTGCCACCACCGGGAGCGCCAGCGCCAGCGCCAGCAGAACCACCGTCGCCCGTGCCAGCCGCTCCGGGTCCAGCATCACCTCCAGCGGCAGACGAAGCAGCGCCCGAGCCGCCATCTCCACCATCACCACTGGCAGCGGCCCCACCAGCAGCGCCAGCAGCGCCCCCTCCATCAAAGTGGACGGGCGGCCAATTGACATCTGGAGACGACACCAAACCAGCAGCCATTAACCGGCTAATAATATCGTTGTTCATTTCAGTGGTATCCCCGCATCTATGCGCTCTTTACACTTAAAGCATGTACCGCAAACGCCGCTAAAACAGGTCAAGACAAGCGGCTTGACATCGTTAGGAATGATTTCCCACTGTTGAGCTTTGGTCAAGTGCGACAGTGGAGTCCGCAACCGGTTGTCCCCAGTCATAACTCCCATAAATGTTTCCATTTGCCCCCTCATTTGAGGGTTGACGGCTGTAGTGTCCTCGTTGTTCAGCCCGTAATATAGGTTTTTAACCTGCGGGTTGTACACGGTCAGCATGCCGAGAAAGAACGAGATATACCAACGCTGAAACGAATACTTGTACTCTGGCGTTTCGTTACGGATGGTCCCCAAGTTGGTCATCTGCAGGTCTATCTCCATCATGGGGACATCCATCTTTTCGGCAATCAACCGAGCGTTAATCCGCTGAGTTGCAAGCCACACCTCAATCGGGCCGTACGGCGGCTCCGGCAACGATAGCGCAAAGTTAAACGCCACAAACTTCTCACCAGTCCTCTTGAGGTGCGCCATCAACGCAGTAGACTCAACGCCCCCTGAAAAAGCAAGAATTCCCGTGTAGTCATCCAAGGGAATTGTGGCAACTTCAGGCGGGAGTGGAAAGTAATTCATCTTTGTCATTTTGATCTAAGCGATGGCTTAGCCAACTTTCCAGTTAGTGCCATCTGAATATACAGGCACGGCCACCGCTCCGCCACCAACCACGGTAGCGCCAAATGTGGGGGTCAGTGCGTTTGTCACAAAAGCCCGAGCCCCCGTTCCAGATGTTGATGCGCTAGGCAGCGTAGCCACAGTGTACGGCGCACTCGCCTCCAACTGCCCAACAATCTTGTTCAGTTGGTTAAAGTACAAACGCAGCACGCTGTTTAGCTGGTCCTGAAACTTTGGGTCGTATTGGGTTGGCGCAAGCGGCAGGTTGGGCACTGCAACTTGGCTGAGTTCATCATTGGCGGTAACAAGGCGGCTCATAAGTCAGCGCCTCCCGTCCTGCCTGATGTCAATTCGCGGCGATCCAAGTTGCCACGCGCATCCCAGTTGATTGGACTCTAGCTGCAAGATCATTTGCCGACCCCGTACCCGGACGTAAACCTGCCCAGTAAATTGCTCAATTGGGACCGTGGCAGTGCGGACAACTGTGGCGTTATCGCTCCCGGCCACCGATGCAGGGTCGGTATACCCAGACCCCGAGTTTTTCATTGGGATTAACGTCAGAGTAGTTTGTGGGTTGGCAACGTTAGACCCCCGGAACGTAATGTCCGGCAGTATGCGCCACACAAACCCAAAGTGGTCGCCGTCATCAATGTCAAACTCAGCCGAGCTAATAAGGGAATAAATTGGAAGCGACACTTCGGTGGCGTTGTCATCCACACCCAACTCATGATAGACAATGTTGTTAATGTATGTAGCCGCCATTGGGGTAGACCGCAGCCCAGAGTCCAGCCAAGCTGATCGCGCCAGAGCTCCGTAGTACCACGCGCCTTCGCCATTGTTTTCGGTGTAGTTATACACAACATACCGGTCAACTTCTGAAGCGCTTGCGCTGCAATAGAAAAACCAAACTTCGTTGAACCCCTCGTTGGTGCTGGCAAAAAACTGATCTGCTTGCTCCAAGTTGATGTCGCCATAAACAAATCTGAGCAAGTCGCAACGAAGCGTCTGCACACGGCCATCGTACTTGTAGAACTTGTCTACGCCCATCCAATACGCAATGCCGGACGCCACTGCGGCGGCGTTGGGGCCAACAATCGAAATGTTGTCGCCCAGCAACTGAGAGCCCCAAACAGCAGGAGCGCCGAGGTACTGCAAGGAGTACAGGGACGAATCCGTGTAAACCAAAATTTCCTGCCGGGTTTGAAGCGCCGTAACGATCTTTGATCCGTGCGACAGCAGCAAACTGCCCGCCTGATTGGTGGCCGCTGGCGTCCAGTCAGTTACAGACTCTTGGTCAGACCAGCGCAGCAACATGGGGCTTTGAGTGGCGGAGCCGTAATCGTTTGCCCCAAAACAGAATACAAACCGCGACGCATCTGACACCAGCAGGTAGTTTTGCACCAATGGGACGTCCACCAGTAGCGATATATACGCACCAGAGCCCGTGGATGAGGTGTTGATGAGGGTGCCAGAGCTATTTGCAATATTAAAAGACAGCCCAGTGACGTTGGTGACGTAGTAAGTGGTGTTGGCGGAAACGCCAGAAGGGAGAGAGACAGACGCGGCAAACTGAATTGGCGTGCCTGCTGTAAACGTGCTTGCTGCAGTCACAACCGTGGGGCTTGCGTTGGTAAATGTCACGGCCCCGCCCAAACTGGAAACCAGTACCCCTCGAGCCCCTAGCCCAGTGAGGTTATCCCAGTAATAGAGCGGTCCGCCCCGGTAGCCAAACACCAAGTTCTCGCCAAAATTCTGTTGCTGCCACAAACGAATGGGCGTAGTCGATGCTGTGCCGGTACCCCACGGGCCAAGCCCCCAACCCCCCGCGCCCCACCCAATAATGGGGCTGCTATCAGCCGCGCCTATGCCGATTTGGTACGCGGCATTAACCGCCGAACCGCCGTACGACCCCGCAGCAATTGCTACCGTGGTTAGGATTGTGTACGTATCAACCGACAGTACCGTGATCTGAAACTCAGCGTTAAATGTGGCAGCGTATGTGCCCGTTGCGCCGCTAAAGACAACAAAGTCGCCCGTAGCTCCGCCGTGAGCGGTATCCGTTACCGTGACCGTTGTTGTCCCGTTGCCTGCGAACGGATCGGTATTGATGACCCCGGAGGCGCGAAGTGGCGTGATGTCGTTGTAGGAGCCACCCTGTTCAATATAGAACTTCAGGTTTGTACCCACACCAAGCAAGTTTGAGCCGCCCAGCGTTATCCAGTTCCATAGCGACCGGCAAACCCCAAGAAAAAAGTTTGCGGAAAGCCGAGTCCAGCCGCCGATCTTTTCTGGCGTGCCTTGGCGGAACCGAACCTTGTCGGATTCGTACCAGCCGTTTTCGTTGGTGTACCGGGTGTTTTCCCGGTTCACCCCAGCTTTTAAGGTAAGCTTTTTTAACGGCATAGGGTCCTTACGCGGTTAAGACGTTGAGGGCGGTGTTGATATGCGCAACCCTATCTGAGAGCCCTATTGTCCCACCATTGATCTTTTTTGTCATCCCTGTGAAGTCCTTGGCGTCAGCTTCCTTGTTTAAACCGCGCTTGTTCCAATACCACGCAGCCGTTAGCGCGGCGTATGGCCGAGTCAGAACCAAGTCTGGGTCTGCCACAAAGTCCACCCCCAATGCGTCAGAAGCAAGCCGGTAGTTGTCCTTGCCCGTCAATTGGATCAGGCCACGGCCACGGTACTTCCAGCCATCGCCCTCATCGGTGTTGCCCATCCGGCCAGAATACACCTTGTTAGCGATCTTCTCGGGATTGCGGTGAAACGGCTGCGCCGCCTCCTCAGAGGCAAAACGGCTCGGCCATGTGGCGTGCAAACCCTTGGCGCTGTAGTTCAGGTTCTCTTGCAGAGTTTTGAACCCGCCAGACTCGTGGGAGCACTGGCCGATGAACGCCGCTTGGCGCTCAGGGGTGCTGATGTCAAAACGCTGGAATGCCGCCATCAACGGTTCTAGCCAAGCCGGGTCAATGTGCATTTCCTTGAGGTGGTCTTCAGTCATTTTGCTGCCCTTGAAAGAATGTCGGTCTTGGCTTGTGATCCAGCAGACGAGCCGAAGTAGTAGGCAATGATGCCAGTCCACGCCGTACCCAAACTGCCCAGCATCATCAAGATGGCCGGGTTGCTGCTGTCAATTTGGTTGAAGAACATCATCACCATAATGCCAAAGAAGCCTATAGTCACAGCGCCAGCCAAGATAGGCGGCATCATGCTGCGAGTCGTGGCCTGCATCTCCCGTGCTGACTTGCGGTCTTCCACTTCCAGCTTCTCAAAGTTCAGGCCCAGTTCCTGCGCTTGCTTTTGCAATTCGATCTCTGCAATCTTGACCTGTGCAATCTGCTCGGCTGACAGCTTGTTGTTGCTAATCATGTCGCCAACCTTGTCAGGGTCAACGCCAATAGCTTTTGAGATAGCCGACACAGCCATGCCTGCTAGTGGGCCACCAAGCGCCGTGGCGATGGTTGGTGCGATTTGTTTGAGCCAATCCATAATTACCCCTTTAGGTCAAAACTCAAATTGGGGTGACGCGGGTACTGCACAACGCGCTCGCCCTCTGGGCATTTGTATTTAATCGTCGCCAGCAGAGTTGCTTTGCCGTCAGCGATCTTTTCTTTTTGCAGCATCGTAAGCTGGTACGTGAAGGTGTCAATTTCTGGGCCTGCTGGGCCGCTAAACTTGCTGGCCGTGGTAGTCGCGGCATGAACCATCCCCGCAGCATCTCGAATGCTTGGTGTAAAACTCTCGACAGAGCAGTCGTCACGCTTTTTGATCCGCGCAACAGTGACGTTGATCGGTTTGCCAGCCTCGGCCACAATTTTAAAATGCTCTGGAGTCCATTCAATGATGGCCCTGTCAAGCCAACCGAACTTGTCGGCAAGCGTGTAACTGCCACCTAGTGCAGCAACACTGGCGGCAACGGCCCCAATTGCCTTGGTAAGGTCAACCATGGCTACTCCTTATCGTAAATGCTTTACATACAGAATAATACCGTAAGTAATCAGCGCAAACAAAACGAATGCAGCTATGCCAATTACCAGATACTCAATAAGCTGCTCCCACTTATCTTGGCGCAGCTTTGCCGCCCTGATGGCTTCTTCCTTGGCCTCTCTGCGCCTACGGGCAGCGGCTGCTTGGAACTTTTGCCAATCACCCCACATGCCCGGTCTTCCAGCGTAGACCATGCGCTCACGCAACTCAACTTCTTGAGCGTTCAATTGCTCAAGCGCCATGAATTCTTCCATGTCGGAGCCGCCACCCTTCTTGGTGGCTCTTTCTTGGATCACTGCCTTGTTGTCGAAGTAGTCGAACACCCGTGAGCCGAGCGCAGACAGCTCCTTGCCGTTAGCTAGAGCGCCTTTTATTACTGCAAAGGCCGCGTTTGCGGCGGCAAGTTCCGCCAACATAATGCTTGCCGTTCAAATAAACACGAAAAAATTTCCAGCGGACTGTTTAAATTTCCAACCCGTATTGTTGCCGCCGTCAATACAGCCGTTGGACTCAAACGCCTGAAAGATGGCCCCTCCGGAGGCGCTGGAGTTGGCGATGGTTGAGTACGTGGCGTCTACAAGCCCAGACGTTTTGATGATGCTGAACCCCGGAGCGCTGCTGGACGTAAAAGCTATGTTGTCGGTTGACGAAAGCCCGGTCATGGTGAGGTTGCCCGACACCGTAATGGTGGCACCAGAAGTCACCGTCAAGATGGCAGTGCCGTCGCCAAGAGTTGGCGAAAACGTTAGGTTTGTCACCGAAAGATTGTTAATAAGTGCAGCGCCAACACCAAGCGAACTGGTAATAATTAAATTTGGGATTGAGCCGCCATTCGGGGTGATGGAAGCGTCGGATGCGCTGACCGTAAAAGTTCCCGACAGCGACGCGCCAGACGCAATTGAGAAGAGGGTGGTAGGATAAAACACAGTAGATGAAAAAGTTCCGCCTGTGGCTAACACCGTGTTAAAGGCGTATATAGGCCCCGCTCCAACGGTGGCCACTCCGGGCCTGAATTCATAAATGCTTACCGCTGAGGTTCCGTACGCCCCAGTAATGCTGATCGTGTCCGTGGCCGCAAGCACAAAGTTTCTCAACCCCAGCTGGGTCCACTGCCCGCCGGATGTAACTGCAAAAGTCCGAGACACGTTTGCGCTACCCGTTTTCTTACGGATGTCCATGTAACGAGAAGACCCCGCGATGCTTGACGTGGAGCCCATAGAAAAGTTGCCCAAGACAGGGAGGCTGCTGGATGTTACAGTAGCGCTGGCGCCGTTAATCAGAGAAAGATTATCAACCCCGCCGTCTGGCTCAAGGTTTACGGTGCTGCCGTCAAGAGTCAGGTTAAAGGATGTCTGGTAAGAGGCTTGCAGAGAGCTGGATACGTATGTTCCAGAATATCCGGATGACACCAACACACTGACGCCAATAAACTCATCTGTTGAGAAAGTCCAATCGCAATTAAACGCCGTAGACCCAGAGGGTGTGATGTTGATGTTCAAAGTTTTTCCGGCTTCTCCCACCGTCTTTTGAAACGTCTGTGAGCCACCTTCGAAACGGCAGCTTGTGCAACTAATGGTGTAGCTGCTTGCGGTGAGGGTCATACTCACTGCGCTGTTATAAAAGTTGGTGCAAGTTAAGTCGAAACCAATTGAAAGTGTTGCCGGACCCGCTGGGGAGGCCCAGTTAATGACGGACAGATTTTTCATTGGCGCGACAACAATGAGTGTGGTGCTTCCACTGGGAGCGCGGATCACAACGTCGTCAATGTTGAACATGCCAGATGGCGGTGGCGCTTGGATTCGCAGTGCGCCGTAGAGCAGCAACTGCTGACCAACGCCAGAGAAATCAACATACCCCGTAAAGATGATTGACTTTGCAACCGCGCCAGTAACCACGCTCACGGTATCACTGTATGTCCCAGAGAGGGTGTTAAACCGAACATCGTCGGCACTGGTGGGTACGCCAGCGCCGCCAGAGCCGCCGGACGTAAGGGACCAATTGGTTGTGCTTGACGCATTCCAAGTTCCAGAACCGCCAACCCAGTAGTACGTTGCCATGTCAACTCCTTAGAAACCGAAGTTTTTGGCAAGCGCCTGCCATTTGCTGGTGGTGCTGTTGTAGATGAATCCAAGGTAGTCCGTCTTGCCTGCACCAGAGGTTGCAGTGGGTAGCGTAAGGTCTGTTGAACCTTGGTAGATGGCATTCCATGCGAAGGTCTGCACCGCAGTGCTGGAGATGCGGATCACGAGTGCCTGTCCGTTTACAGCAGACCCCGAGGGTGCGTTCATGGTCAATGTACCGATAGCCTGCGTGTTAGCCTGCGTAACAATGTCTGACGTGTCCGCATTGGGGGTGATGGAGTTGGCATCTGCCACCGCAACCACCCGCTTGACAATCTCTTTGTTGGTCAAGGTTTCCGTTCCGGCGTATGTGGCAATTGACGCTCCGGCCAACGTCGTAAATCCAGTTCCACCCGAGGCAACCGGTAAGGCCGTGCCGAGCACCAAGTCGGTCAAGTAGTTAGTCTGGTCACCCACATCGGTGCCGTCGTTGTAGACCACCGTGCGCTTGCCAGCGGGAACCGCAACACCGGTTAGACCTGACACTTTGACGGTTACGGCAAAACTGCTTCCGTTGATGACGATGTAAGGTTTCTGAATGGCAGGGACGTTAATCGTTCCTGCGGCGGATACAGCGCCAGCCGCAATGTTTAAACACAGTGCCCGGGCGTTTTGCAACGCAACGGTGTTGGTCAGTGTTAGGGTGGCTACGTTAGCAGTGAAATCCGCAGAGGTTAAGGTCGCCATACCCACAATGGCCTGCTCAATAGCGGTACCGATATTGGAGTTGGTTGTGCTGCCCCAAGACCCGGACTGTTCACCAGTGCCAATCAATTCAAATTTGAGGTTGGAATAACTGCTTGACATGATGAACCTTTACTGGAGATTATTGATGGGGGTCCACATCGGGGTCTGAACATCATTTACGGGCACCCAGTCCGCAACCTGCACGTTGGGAATTTTAATCCAACCCGCAACTCCAAAGCCATCTGCCATTTGCAGGTTTTCTACAGCAACGATTTGAAACGTTGCGACAACATTGTTGGCATCCGCGCTGTTTAAACCCTCAGTGACCTGAACAAACACCCCTTGGCTGACCGTTGGGGTATCGGCGCTGCTCAGGTCTTCCGTCACAGACAGAAGAATCTCACTGTTGGTAAAATTTAAGTCAGCCGCACCAAAGTTTTCAGAAAGCGACAGGAAGATATTCGCCTTTGCAAGCGAAGCAAACGGCGCTTCTGAAAAACTTGTTATGCCAAACATGGGATTTAGCTAACCATTACTGCACCGTCTGGGCCTGATCGGCCTGCTCCGGCATCTTAACCTGCGGGGCTGCTTGCTCTTGAATTGCTTGGATGATTTGAGCCACTTCACCGTATGGTCGGGTGCCGAGGTAGTTCAACAAGCCGTTAAGCAGGGACAGTTTGAGGGTGATGTCTTGATCTTGCATGCAAGTCTCCAAAAAGTGAAGTTTGAATTATGCCGCAGCCGACCAAGGCGTACCAGTGGCTGTCACAGGGTTCTTCTGCAACTCAATGTTCTGAGCCAGAGCAGCTTCGGTAGCGTCTTTGTCCACACCGCTGTCCCAGACCCACTGCAAAACTTCTGCTTCTGTAACGTCAGCGTACGGGATCGTAGGACTGCCATCAGCCCAAGAGCAAGTTGAATAGATGGAGGCTGCCT